GGTAATAAAACTTTAAGATTAACGCCAGTGCGATTGCAGTATCTGAGTCGTGGTTACCTCTAGCCATCACGACTACGCAACTCTTATGTTTCGCAAGCAACTTATCTATTGCAAATAAAAAAGTCTGAGCGGCTATCTCTAGCACTACCTCGATGCGCGTATCTACGTCTAGTTTCGTTCCTGCAAAAGTCGTACCGCCTGAGCCATTGGCGTGGATAAAATCACCGACATTAACCAATAAGCATTTTTCAGATGGTGGCGCTAAATTAACCAAGTAATCAATCGCATCTAACATATCATTGGAGGCTATCTTCGTATCGTAATCACGAGCCTTAGTTTCTCTTGCATCAGCCCTCATACCAAAATGTGCGTCACCAATTACCACCGTAGGCAGCAGGTCATCAGCAAACTTCTTAGTTTTAGGTTTAGCTTTCGGCTTGTACTTGGGTAGGTCTTTTGTGAGACCTTCAACAAACGCTTTGATTGCTTCATCGCGTTTAGCTTCAGCCATAGTTCGCTTAGTTTTTAACCAAGCCTTATTACCTTCATCATCCGAAGTGTAGATAGACCGACCAATAACAATCTCACCCTCTGGAACGTGGCGTCTTGCATCCCAATTGCTTGAGTAACCCGCACTTGCGGCGTAGTTTTTAACCGCAGCAATATGGTCGCGCACTGTAGACGGAGAAACACCCAAGACACCCGCCGCTTTGGCAACAACCTCACCGCAGTCTTGCCACGCTTTAATCGCTTCGCGTTGGCGTTCTGTCTTGGCGTAATCAAGTAAACTCATAAATGCACCTAACGACTAGCGATGAGATGAGATTAAGCATCATTTTGGCATATCAGGCCATTCTATATTCCACGGGAAACCTTCTTGGTCTGGTATTGCAAGTAATGCGTCTCGATAATTTATCCATTCTTGCTTTTTTTCTTCATTCATTAAATTCCATCTTATTGGATTTAATCTGTCTACTTGATTTCTTAATCTATAATCTCTTTCTTCTCTTTCATTCATTGCTCTGAAATTATCTTCTTCTTGTATTTCTTCTTCCGTCATAGGTCTAGATTGGTATTGTTGTACATAAGTACCAGAATTAGATAGAAGAATTTCACTTTCTTCTATAACTTCATATTTTTTTGCCGATGGCTTTTGACCGTATTCATAAATTCCAAAGCCTGCTAATTTGGCTATTTCTTTTGTAATGATAACTTTATTTCCATTAGGAATTAGTTGTCTAAAATTAGCTTCTATAACCGGATAGCCTATAGCTTCACCATTTTCTAATTTAATAAAAAGCATTATAAATCACCTACATTAGTTGATGGCCAAGAACGACCGTTTCCCCATAAAATACGAACAGCCCCACCTCCTCCAGGTCCACCTCTAGCGTCTGAATAATTACTCGGCGCTCCTGTGCCTCCACCGCCGCCAAAAGCGCCGCCTATGTTACTATTATACTCATTTAAAGAAGTGCCTACTGGAGCATCAGCGCCGCCGCTTCCTCCTTTCCCGCCAGAATCTGCAAACACGCTAGAAGGAAGCCCTGCTGAAGCTCCTTCTCCATATATTCCTACTCCACCACCACCCCATGAGCCTTGGCCGTCAAAATAATATGCGGCAGAACCGCCGCCTCCGCTCGGAACGGCAGGAGGAACTGAGTTTGTTGTTGCAGAATCTCCTCCGTTGCCCGAATATCCTCCCGCCCCGCAAGCGCCACCACGGTTCTGAGTTCCCGCACCACCTTCACCGCCTCCATCGCCTACTCGACCACTTGTTCTTGGTGTTGGCCCTGAGTTTGATGCTGGTCCCTGCCTTCCTCCCTGCGCATAAACAGTTGATGAGTCTTTAAAATAAGAGCTACCACCATTTCCACCGAGCGTGTTACTAGTTAAAGTTCCAGATGCTCCTACGCCTACACTAACCGTATATGTGCTTCCCGGAGTTACTGCTATATTGTTTTTCCACGACAAAGCTCCACCACCACCACCATTTCCATCATGATATTTTGGACCACCACCGCCACCCCCAACAACCACAACATGAACAGACGAAACTCCCGCAGGAGCTACCCAGTAATATACTCCTGAACTTGTATATGCTACTTGACCAATAGGAACTCCAGTTGTAAAAGAAGTTCCATTAGACCATTCAGAATAACTTCCCTGAGTATCTTTGTATCTTACTCGCCAGTAATGAAGAGTCGTTGCTGCTAATACTGAAGTTTGATATTCAATTGATTGACCAACTACATCACCACTATCAACTACCAAATTTGAAAATCCAGAATCAGTTGCAACTTGCCATTGACTTGCAGCAATAGCAAAACCATCCAAATTAACGTAAGTGCTTCCTATTAATGTTGGGTCTACAAGAGTATCTGTTGCCCCCTGAGCAGGGCTTACATTATATGGAGTTCCAAAAGAGATAGCAGAGGATTCTTCCCAAGATGGGTCAGTGCCATCTGTTGATAAAAATTTTCCTGCGTTGCCAGTTTGACTCGGTAATACTCCAGATATTTTAGTCCAGTTTGCGTCGAGACTTGGGTCGGTCGTTCCGCTAGTAGCAGTCTCAGCACGGTATGTCTGGTAATTAACCAGAGAGATAGCCGCATCTCCTTCTGCGTATGCTTGACCGCTTACCCATAGAGCAGCACCTGCCACATTAGCCGCAGCCGTAGCACTTGAAGCCGCAGCGCTTGCGCTTGCAGCAGCCGCAGTAGCATCTGCGTTTACCTGAGCAATGTCTGTGTTCATTACGCCTATGCTAGTATTCATTTCACCTTGAAAAGTTACTATGGCAGCAAGAAAAGCGTCAGCACGAGTTACAAAGGTTGCAGGTGGGTCAGTTCTAGCGGGTGCAACTGGTAGTGTCGATAGCGTTGGGATAGTCATTAGGTCAAACCCTCTATAGATAAGGTACACATAGACACTACTGGTCCTGTGAGTAATACATCAAATTCACGATAGTATCCGTAGATAATTGTACCTTCGGTATTATCTTCTGCAATCCAAACACTTGGAGTGGTTCTTAGGTCTGTAAGAATCTTTTTAACTTCTGCAAAGCGCCCAGTTTCAATAACAACATCAATGTCAGCTTCGTCAGAATAAGTACCTGCGGTAATTGTCGTTCTTCCCTG